CGGCGGGTTTCCGCTGGTGTGGGAAACAACATACGGAGCCGGGACGGCGGCGTGGGCCTCTGAAATTGAAGAGTTCCCTATCGCCGTAACAAAGAAGTGGTTTGGAAACAAGGAGGCAAAGCTATGAGAAAGCCTATGCTGCCGACAATTTCTTTTGCCTTGAGCTGTACGGCTCTTGGCCTTGCAATTTTTAATGGTGCAGTTTTGCACACCAGGATTCAGCAGGTAACACAGGAGCGCGACATCTACGCCAGCAGGTTTCAGAACTGGTCTGACCGCGCGATCCGGGACGAAGAAACCATTTCCGCCTTGCAGGATCGGCTTGATTCGATGGCAGACGGCAAGGTTTATCTGGAAGAAGCCGGGACGTTTATGTGTACGGCGTACTGCACGGAGCAGTATCAACACATTTGCGGGGAGGGCCACGGAATCACTGCCAGCGGTCAGCCGATCCAGGCGGACGTGACGGTGGCGGCAGACCAAACACTTCTCCCCTATGGAACGGTTTTGTACATAGAGGGCGTGGGCATCCGTATTGTGCAAGACAAGGGCACAGGTGTGCAGGGCTATCACCTGGACGTTGCGGTTGATACTCACGAAAATGCGCTGGCATGGAGCGGGTACGGTGAACATCGGGTGTGGATCATCCGGGAAGCGGAATGAAAGGAGCGACAATGCAGAAAGTAATTGCGATTGATTTTGACGGGACGCTTTGTGAAAACAAATACCCAGAAATCGGTCTGCCGCGCTGGGGCGTTATCTTCAAGGCTCTGTCCGAGCAGGAAAACGGCGCAGCCCTGATTCTGTGGACGTGCAGGACGGGAAAGGAACTGAACGATGCTGTGGAGGCCTGCGCAAAATGGGGTCTGACGTTCGACGCGGTGAACAAAAACCTGCCGTCGTGGGTTGACACCTGGAAAAACGACCCTCGCAAGGTTGGAGCTACGGAATACTGGGACGACCGCGCAAAGAGTACAACCGACGCAAAGGACTTTGGCAAACTCGAAAGCAAGGTCAATGGGTACGAAATCGAAACGCGCCCAATCGGAAGCAGCCCATGTAGCTTTGAAACGCGGGTGACACACGAGGACTTCAACAATGGAATGCCTGTGACCGTAAACCACTACAAGAATCTGCACGATGCCGCCAAGGGGCAATTCAACTGGATGAAGAAAGCAGAGGGCGGATTCAATAAGCTGTATGACATCTATGACAACAAGATATATCCAAAAGAAAAACGGTTTCCAGTTAGCTTTGAAGAAAATGCGCCAGTGAAAATTGCGCTAAAATACAGGTGCGTTTACTGCACAACGGAAATAAGCCACAATCAGCGAGGTGGCATCCCGAATGAAAAGCTACCCCAAAAGTGTCCATTCTGTGGAGAAACGATGCTGCTGGAAGATTACCGGGTGGATGTAGAGAAACGCCCGCAGGGAATAAAGCCGATACTGGGAGAGGTGCTGTTTCCTCCGTACATCCAAGATTATTCATACGATTTGTAAGGAGAACAGAAGATGATCTTGCCGGATAAAAAGTATTCCGTGATATACGCTGACCCACCGTGGAGCTACCGCCAGTGCGGAACCGGGCCAAAAAGCCGGGGCAATGCAGCACAGCATTACCACACCATGACGACGGACGACATCTGCGCACTGCCCGTCCACAGCCTAGCGGGGGGGGTACGGCGTGCTTCATGTGGGCCACATTCCCACAAATTGCCGACGCTCTGCGAGTTATGGAGGCGTGGGGGTTTGAATACAAGACCTGCGCCTTTGTCTGGATCAAGAAAAATCGCAAGAGCAACACGAATTTTTGGGGCATGGGAGCGTACACAAGGGCAAACGCAGAAATTTGCCTGCTGGGCGTGACACCCGGATTCAAGGCAGCCGCTCAAATCAAAAACCATGCCGTACATCAAGTGATAGAGTCACCGATTCAAGCGCACAGCGCAAAGCCGGATGAAACAAGGCGGCGGATCGTGGAACTGATGGGCGACGTGCCACGGATAGAACTTTTCGCCCGTAACCGCTGCCCCGGATGGGACGCATGGGGCGACGAGATAGGAGAACAAAATGGACTGGGATGAAATTCAGAACGAGTTCGACCGAGCATACGGAATGTCATGCAAGCCGTCGGGATTGCAGAAGTACAAGGCCGGACATATTTTCGACGAAAATATGTCAGTCAAGTGGAACCGCGACAAGCTGGAAGAGGAAAACAAAAAATTCAAGGATGAAGTTAGCCGCCTGAATACGGCAAAAAACAAAGCTCTGCTGGCCGTACACGAACTGGTCTACCAGAAAATACAGGACGACGTGGGGCATAACCTGTCCAGAACTGCGGCAGAAAAGATTTTCAACTATGCCTACGACGATAAACACGCCTACGGTTTCCATGAAGTACGCTGGGAACTGGAACGGCTGGTTGAACTCGTGTCGGAAATTATGACCGAACAAAAGAAACCGCAGAGGAACAAAAAAGATGGCAAAGAATAAGTGGAGGCCGTACCTGCCACGATCAGATTCAACCGAACTTCCGCCCGTACATAAACGAATGAGCGAAAGCGAGGAAACATGATTTTCTTCATCATCGGTGTGGTCGCCGCACTGTTTGCGCTGGCAGTGCTGCTCCTGGCAAAAGAGTACAAGAACAGCGCAATTATCCCGGCGGTGGTCGCTGTGGTTATGATCGGCATTTCCTGCGTGTCCTACGTCCCTACTGGCTATACGGGCATCGTTACGACCTTTGGCAAAGTCGAGGACGGTACAAAGGACGCAGGTATTGTGTTCAAACAGCCCTGGCAGTCCATCGTGAAGATGGACAACCGGGTGCAGGAAATGAGCATGGATTTATCTGCGTTCTCTTCTGACATTCAGGAGGTCTCGACCAGCGTCGCCGTTGGCTACCGTATCAACCAGGCCAACGCCATGACGATTTATAAATCCGTTGGCAAGAAGTACGAGGACACGCTGATTACTCCCCGCGTGCTGGAAACGGTGAAAGCGGTGGTGGCGCACTACGATGCAAGCAGCCTCATTTCAAACCGGGATGCGGTAGCGGCGCAGATGGATGCAAAACTCCGCGAGGTGCTGGCCGAGTACAACATCGACTTGCAGTACATTTCCGTGACGAATTTTGACTTTACCGACACATTCACCGATGCGGTGGAGGCAAAGGTAAAAGCCCAGCAGGAAAAGGAAAAGGCAGAAACGGACGCAGAGAAACGCCGCGTTGAGGCTCAGGCCACGGCGGACGCTGATCTGATTGCCGCAAATGCCGAGGCCGAAAAATCCAAGGTGGCAGCAGACGCGGAGTTGTATGTAGCAGAGAAAAAGGCTGATGCAAACCGTGCGCTGAATGACAGCTTGAACAGCAACCTGCTGGAATACTACAAGATCACCAACGTGGATTCCCTGTGGAACGGCGAACTGCCTACCTACGTTGGCGACGGCAACAGCATCCCCATTATCAACGGCATCAACTAAGTTTTTAAGGAGCCGCCCACGCGGCGGCTCCTTTTTTATGAGCAAGGGACAGGCCCACAGCCCGGTTCGATTCCGGGATTGCCCGCAGAGAAAAATAAAAGGAAAGGAGAAAACAATGGAAAGATATAGCATAGCCCTGCACGGAATCGACAGCTACACGAAGCAACCAATGTATCTGCCGTACAAACTCGATGCGGCAAGCGTAAAGGCCGCACTCCATGAAGCAAGGATGTGCGCAATGACGTTTTATCCGAGATTCAGAGAGACCGAAAAGCCGGACGTGGAGGTAATCAGAAAATGAGACTTGCAGCTATCGCAAAGAACATCAAGGCAAGCGGGGTGTGCGGCGTTCACTACGTCGGCCCGCTGCATGAAGTATGGATTATGACGGCACACGGCATCTACCGCCTGAACGGCTACCCGAAGCCCATCGACCGGGACGAAACAGCTATGATGTTTGGCATCGGCCCTAAGACGATGGAGAATATCGCCTACAACGACTTCACCGACGAGGACGCAACATGGCTTGAGGGATACAACCTGACCGACAGCGTGGAGGGAGAAATCCGGCTGGTGACGATGGACATTGACGTGTCGATTCACGGCCAGGAACTCCGCCTGCTGACGGACGAGCAAAAGAACGTGATCGCCATTGCCACCGCCGACGATCTGGCCCCATTGCAGGGTGAATTTGCAAACTCTGCGTACATGGCGTTCTATCTGCGGACATCCAGCCAGGGTGAAAAGTACATCGTAGTAAAGGACGGATTTTCTGCCCGGGCAGCGATCATGCAGCGGATGTGAAAGAGGCCCTGCGGGATTCGCTTCTGGAAGCGTTAACGCTCCTGCGCGTGGAGGGCTTAAAGGACGGCACGGTGGACATAACGCGCCAGTGCTGGCCGACAGGAGGCAACGAGGAAACCGAGGCGGACGATGAAGAGACTTGACGCTATATACAAATGCCGCCTGTGCGGCAAAGAGTATGTGGAATGCTCAACCAGCGGAGAAAAGAGCAACCAGCGGTTTGTAATGGACATGATGTACCGGGCCGTAAGGCAGAAAAAGCCGGAAGAAGTCATGGAACCGACGCTGTATGAGTGCCATTCCTGCGGCGGCGGAAGCTATGGTGTAGCCGATTTTCTGGGTCTCAAGGTAAAAGACGAGGGGGCAACGGAATGAATATATACGTTGTGCCGGAAATTGACATTGAACGGTTCAAAGAAACAGGGGTCTTTGCTGTACGGCTTCTCAATAACGAAGCTATGGCCCGCGATGGGATTTATCTGGAATCGGACAGAGCGATAGCGTTTGCGGATTTTTTCAAAGATAACATTTTTCCGACAGAAAAATTCGAGGAACTGGTCGAGTGGGGAATAAAGGCGGACGCAGAAAGCGCAAGTCTGGTGCGGGCGATTATTCACAGCAGGGTTTGGGAGTACGAACAGAAGCACGCAATGACTATGGATCAGGTGCTTGTGCAGATCTGCATACGGAAATACCAAAGCATGGCTCAGATGCCACAAAAACAAGTAACACTGACGTACAATGCGCCGTATCTGATGAAAGACAACAATCCAAGTTGGAACGGCCAAGCATTGCAAATGGAACGGATCAGACAGAGCCAAGAGGCAACAACTGAGGCCATGAATGCTATGCTCTGGGAAAAACTCAAGGCGCAGGAAAGCGTTTGCGCCTGCCAGGAAAGAGAAATCTACATCTTGAAAAGAAAGGTTCAAAACGAACAGGAAAAGGCGGAAACCAGCAAAGCTATTGCAGACCAGAAGATTGCGGTTTTGACACAGCAGCTTGAGAAAAAGAAAAAGCACCGCACATTGGGCGACCGGGTGCTTCAAATGATCGGATTCTGGGTCGGAATCATCTACTGGCTGGAAAACATGGACAGATAAACGGAGGAAGAAAGATGGATGTAATCAAAAGTGACGTTCAAAAGCTGGTAAACAAGGAACTGAACGCCGCAAACAAGCGCTTCCGGCCTTTTGCAAGCCCGCACGAGGGCCAGAACATCGTC